CTTTATCTGAATGATTTGATCGAGTTGGACGAATACAAGCGGGAGTATGCGAGCTTAAAAAAAGCACTTGAAGCGGTAGAGGAAAAGCCGAAGACAAACCTTGACGCGCTTCGAAATGGACTTGCTGAATATGACAATTACTCACGAGAAGAAAAAAAGGAGTTCTGGACGCGCTTTATCCGGAGAATTGACGCAGATGACGAGGGCGCGTTTTTTGTAACGCCACGTTAGGCATATTTGACCTTTGTGTTCCCAAAGGTAAATTATGCCCAAAAGACACCCCCCGCCTTACGACGGGGGTGTTCTCATTTTTCGAGCTTCCGCATCACGCTGTTGTACACGCGCTCGTTGACGATTTTAAGGCTGTCCATCAGCTCGTCCATGACCTCCCACGCTCTTGCCGGAGCCATGTCGGAGACGGCCTGCAAAAAATCGCTGTCGCCGTAGCTGCCTACCGTTTCAGACGCATAGGCTTTGACCGGCGCCGGAGCTGCCGAATACAGCATCGGCCTTTCCGGTTCTTTGGGCGCGTTTTGGTTTTGGATGATGTACAGCGCCGCCAGCTTCTGGTAATTAGGCCAGCTCGATTCCTCCGTCTCAAGCCGCGATATCCACAGATTGACCTCGTTTTCGTCGATCAAGGGGACGCACCCCCTTTATTCCTCCATCAGGCTCGCGGCACGGCGCAGCGCTTCCTTTACGCGGTCGTCGTCCGTCTCGCGCATCATGTCGTTGATCTGCTCGCGCAGGTGCTCCATGCTGTCGGCGCGGCTGTAGTGCCCGCGGACGTAATGCGTGCCGCGGCGAGCATAAGAGCTGCCCCTGCCGTAAGTGCCGCGCATATCGGCCTGCCAGTCGCCGCCGCGAGAATAATCACCGTCGCGGGAATAATCGCCATCGAGGGAATAGCGACGCGAATAGTCTCCGTCGCGAGAATAACCGTCGTCCTCCATCATCTCGATCTTGTCGATGTTCTTGATGGTGTCGGTCAGCTTGTGCGCGATCTCAAGGTCGCCAGCACCCAGGTCGCCCTTGCGCGCCAGCTCGTCGAGTTCTTCGCACAGCATATTGCGAAGCTCATACATTGCTTTCTTACTCATGTCCATTCTCCTTTCACGCGATTCTCTCAACCGTCAGGTTCGAGTTGGCGAAGTTGACGGCCTGAGTGCTGGTGTTTTCCATTGCGACCGTCAGGCAGCAGCCTTTCGGGACGCAGACCTGTGCGGAAACATAAATGTTAAAGTAGTTCTCTACCGCCGCAGGCGTGACAGTCGCCGTTGCACTGGTCAGCGGCTCTCCGTTGATGGCAAGCGCCGCCGTGATGGCCTCAACCGTGCCTCCGGTGGGAATGGCGATGTTGCCGCCAAAGGAGACCCTAAACAGGGCGCGGTTTTGATTGGTGAGGCCGCGCAGCGTGACAATGCCTGCGCCCTGACGATGCACGATACAGGGCTTGCTATTGACCGCAGTTTCGGTCAAGGGAACGTTCTGGCCTGCGGCTACGATCACAATATTCGCGTTTGTGTACTCTGCCAAAATAATCAGTCCTTTCATATGCCTCGAAATCGAGGCAATTAAAATACAGCGGCGAGGCAATAGCCCCGCCGCGTTGTTGTCAGTATCGGCACGGGGCCGACCATTTTCCCCGTGTGGGGAAAAAGCTATGCTATGCAGTTGTCAGCAGCCGCAGCCCTGATTGCAGCCGCAGCCGCAACCCCCGTACTGATACGGTGCAGGAACCTCAAAAGAAGGAACGGGGCGCGGGTTGTAATACGCAAACTGACCGCTCACGTAAGATTTGAGCGTATCATTCTGCGCCGCCTGAGAAGCTGCCAGCTGTGCCGCAAAGAGTTGCTGGTTCTGTTCAGCAATCTTCGCGTCCTTCGCAGCGATCTCCTGCGCGGTCAGACGCTGGTCGATGCCGCGGAAACCGCTGTTCATCGCGTCAATGATGTCGCGCGTGGCGTTCTGCACGGTGTTGCGCGTGTCGCATGCCTGCGTCGCCATGTCATAGCGCACCTGCGCGATAGCCGCGCGATTCTCGCAGCAGCAATTTGCGGCCTGCATCTGCATGGCGTTGAGCTGCTGCATGAGAGCCGCCTGCTGGTTGCTGCGGGAAAGCTCGGCCTGTGCAAACCCGTTTGCCATCGCCATGTTGGTGCCGTTGATAAGCTGCGCCTGCTGGTAGAATCCGTCGCAAAGCCCCTGATTTACACTGTCGATCTTGCGCTCGACATTGGCAAAATCAGAGGTCAGCACATAGCCGTCGACCACGCCGCCGGAATTGCCGTTGTTTCCCCAGCCGTTGCCGCCCCAGCCGCAGAACACAAACAGGAAAAGAATGATGATCCACCACGCGCCATCGCCGCCGAAGCCGCCAAAGCCGCTGTTCATCATGCCGGTTGGCGCAACAGGCATAGTGGCCTGAACGCCGCCGTCAGAAAGAGACATAGTATCACTCCTTTGAAAAATTTTTATTCATCAAATCGTGGCCACGATGTTGATTTATGTTGATGCTTACTGCATCAGGCTTTGAAACTGCTTCGCCATCTGCTGAAGCTGGTTGAGCTGCTGCTGGTTCAGCCTACCGCTCTGCAAGAGCTTTTCGACCTCGGCTTTGGGGTCGCCCTTGAAGTTCGCTTTGAATTGCTGGAACTGCTGCAGCATCTGCATGAAGCCGTTTCCTCCGCCGAGCGCACCGAAAAAGGGATTATTCATCGTCCTCGTCCTCCTTGCGCTTCTTCTTGCCCTTCAATTCGCCCACAAGCGCCGCCAGGCGGTCAAACTCCTTGCGGGTGACAAATTCCACGCCCTTTTCCTGCGTCGCTGTGCGAGGCGTCTCTGCGCGTTCTACGAGGTCATAAATCTTGAGCGTCGGCTTGCCGCTTGCGTCGGACTGCTTGAGGTACACGGTGGGAGCGGTGGAATCCCACAACGCTACGGCAGAGTTGGGCGCGATCAGGTAGCCTCTCGCCTCCTGCTCGCTGCTCACCCATTGCACGCCGCCGGTCGCAACAGGATTCTGCGGCACGGGAGGCGGAGCGGGCTGCATCATCTGCTGCTGCCGCATCTGCATGAGGTTATCCGGTATCGGCTGTGGATAATAAGGGTTTTGATAGTACGGATTAAAAGCCATGTCATTCAGTCTCCTTTACCCAAAAATAGATCACAGTCTCATTGCTGCTGTCCCATGAATCAAAAATTGTCCCGTCCTGCACGCACACCACATGACCGGACAGGGCTAAAATGTATGTGCCTGCCGGATGCTCGTCCGCAAACTGCCCGACGGTATAGCACAGAGGACAGGTGTCCGGAACGATGTAGCGCCGATAGCCGAGGGAATGCAGATACGCGCCCCAGGTCGCGTTGGCCGACGGCATGTCTCCGTCCAAATATCCTTGTATGGCGAGAGCGAGATACGTTTCACCCCAGTCTTTTCCGGTCGCTTTGGAGATCGCCCGAACGGTGCAGTCCCCCACGTTCTTGCCATAAGGCGACGGATTATAATAGCTATACATGCAACAGCTCCGCAAAATAAACATAGGTGCGCAACTCGTCCAGCTCGGGGAACAGCACCAAAATATCCCTCGCCATCTGCTCGGTGAATCCCAATGCCAAAAGCCGTTCGTACATACAGCGCACCTCCTTTTCTGCCTCTATGTTACAAGAAAACCCCTTTCCCAAAGTGCCGGAAAAGGGGATGAAAAGTGTACGGCGAAATTCGTCGAACGATTGCGCTTGCAAATTCTGACGGGATATGCTAATTTTTTGTCACGACGTACTCCATGCGTCATTCATACCCCCCATAAAGGAAAAGAGCCTCACCGTTTGGTGAAGCTCTTTTCCTATTCAAAGACTTCCGATGCGATTTTGCGGTACGCCTTTCGGCGATACTTTTTAACCGTATCCGGCGACAGGTTCATTTCAAATGCCACCTGTACGCAGGAGCGGCCCCGCACGTCGCACTCGACGAGGCACGCCATTTCGTCGGGTGGAAGCTCAAAGGACCGAATGTATGCCACGGCCTGCCGCGGGGCCATAGAGGATAATTTTGCCCGGATCGCTCGGTGCTGCTTGTCCATGCTGTGCGCCGGGGCTTGCAGAGCGCTCACGCGAGGGGAGGCACGCCTCCCGCCCGTTTTCCTTTCGTTATTTTAGAATTTTTCCGAGGTATGCGTAAACATATTCTTTCCACGCCCTTTGCGTCGCGGGGCCGAATGAACCGTCCACGTCCAGCTCGTACCCGCAGACATTGAGAAATTCCTGCAGCTTTTTGACTTCCTCGCCCTTGTCGCCGCGCGTAAGCACGGTCTTGCCCGCGGGGTATTTCGGCACGCCGAAGCCGCGGATATAGCGCCCGTTGACGGGGAGGATGCGGTACGCGCACTTGTGCTCCTTGCCCTTGTTCCCCTCGAACACCGTGAAGCTCTGCCCGTCGCAGGCGGTCACGATGCCCGTGTGGTTGGGCGCGCCCGTGCAGTCCGTGAGGGCGTAGTCTTTGCGGTCGTTCCAGCAGTAAAACACCTGCTCGCCGATTTGGGGGATGTGCGCGTCGTCCTCGACCCATTGGCCGCGCGCTTGATACCACCGCATCTGTTCGCCGCAGCTGCACTCGACGGGAATGACCTCTGTCAGGCCGCAGAGGATCGCCGCCGCGGACACCATCGCCGCGCAGTAGTCGTCGGTGTGGGTGAGCTTGTAGCCGCGCGGGTGCGGGAGATAGCTGTTGTAGGCATCCACGATGCGCTTATGCACCGCGTCACCGCGCACGGATCCTTCCCACGCGGTTAAGGTCTCAAGAAACCTCTTCATTTTTCTTCTTTTCGGTCTGGGTGCCGAAGTAGAAGGCGATGATGGTCGTGAAGATCGTCAGAAACTCCGTCCCGCTGATGCTGCCGCGCAGGGCAAGCACCGAGAAAACCGCCGTGAGCACGATGGTCACGATGCTCTTGACTGTGAGCAGATTGGCAAGTCGATTTTGCATTTTTTGCCTCCTTTACAAAAACCGCACGGCGTAATACTGCCGCTGGTTGGTGTTGATCTTGTTACACGCGCCGTTGATGGCGGCGACATGCCCGCCGTCGAGCATGACGGCGTATTCCAGCTTGAGCTTGTCCCGACAAAAGGCGTTGACCTGCTGCGCGGTCATAGCCTTGCAGTAGACGCCGTAGAGCAGCCCGCCCTTATAGCCAAGCACGGTGTGGTTGGTCTTGCGCAGCACGTCGGAGTATGCGCCCGTAAAGCCCTCCGCCGCGGGGTCATAGCGGTCAAGCAGGCCAAGCCCGCCGACCGCCCACACGACGCCGCCCAGCGCCGCCGCCGAGGACACGCGGGCAATGCGCACCGCGCCGCCCGGGATCTTGTAGAGCACGCTCTCGGGGCGAGGATAGTGACAGCTCATGCCGCGCACGACCTTGCCGCCGCGCACCAGGATGGAGCAGGGTTGCCCCTGCCAAGAAAAGCTTCCCGAGATGGCGTTTCTCGGCAGCGGCCCGCTCATGTTGACGGGCTCGATGTCCCGCGCGATAATGCAGGGCTGACCGTACAGCTCGACGTTAAGCGGGAAGCAGTCTGCGCCGAGCTTGGCCGCGATGTCGCTCAAGGTCTGGTTGCCGATCCAGCCGTTGTCCAGCGCCCCGACGGAGCGCTGGATGGCGCGGATCATGCGCACCTCTTCCGAGGTAGCGCCCTTGACGTCTCTCATGACATTACCTCCCACTCGTCGATCTCGCTTTTGATGCGGTCAATAAAGCTGTTGCCGCCGAGGGCCTTGTAGCCCCGATAAAGGTAGATGAAATCCTCAAGCTCATACTGGCGGATCGTCTGGCTCTCGCGGTGCTTGTAGTAGGTGTGCAGCATGTCGTGCCGGAGCTGGCATTTGAGCGCGTCGGTCAGCTTGTCCAGCCCGAGCAGCTTGTTGCGCAGCGGCTTGACGAGCATGGCGACCGCCGCGAGGATCACCGTCACCTCCGAGCACAGCGCCGCCAATTTCGATAAACTTTCCATAGGCGTTGTCTCTCTTTCCGGCGGCGCGAAAAAAGCCGCCTTGTCGTGCTTGACAAAGCGGCTTTAGGTGTGCTATATTTAGGCCAGTAAGAACGGCTGCCATTGCTGGTGGCGGTCGTCCCTCAGTGAGTTTATAGCTCGAAGGAAACGCCGCTTACCGCTATGGTGGGCGGTTATTTCTTATGTCTTGTGACCGTGAAGATCAGAGACGCAAGACCGATGAGCACAAGCGAATATGTGAACATATCAGCGTATGTAACCATCGCGCACCTCCTTTGCAGGAAGTGGACAACCTTGCCGTTCTTACCGGCAGGCGAATTATAGCACAGTCTGCCGCGCTTTGTCAATTTGCCGCCCTCCGGGGCGGCTTTTTTACTTGTTCAGCTCTATGAGCTTAGCTGCAACATCCTCCGGGATGTGGCACTTCTCCTTCTTGACGCAGTAGCCGTTCTCATCGTAGGTGAGCTTGTACTGCGGCAGGACGTAGATCTCCGTGCCGGCGCGGGAAAGGTCGCGCGCCATGACGGGCTGCACGATGCTGTTCTTGACACCCGAGTTTTCGCTCAGGCCCGCGGGGATGTCCGTGACCTTGATGGGCTTGCCGTCGGATGCGATTCTCTTGTAAGTAGCCATAGTTTTGTTCTCCTTTTCTTCGTTCAAAATTTATTTATCATCAGCGTATTTCTGCCGGTGATCTCTTTAGGGGAGCTTTTGGAGACGGCACCCGATGTCACTGCGCGCGACCGATGCCCCGCCATTGCCGTACAGGCAGAAAGCACCATAGTATTGGCCTTGGCCGTAAAAAGCACCAACGCGCAACACAATACCACTGGGGGCGTATTCGCAGTAATCGCATACATACGTATTCTTCGTGCCGTGGACTGCGTTGGGGTACAGTGCGTACTCAAAGCCGGACGCCGTGGGATTCGTCCACTCGGAAATGTAGTCGCTGCTCGTAGCGCGAGTGCCGACCACCGTACCGTTGGCCGTGTCACTGAACTGTGCCGGGTCCTTGATGCAGCAGACAATCTCGCCGGAGAAGTAAATACCGTCGCACCAGTCGAACACGTTGTCCCACAGGCCCTCAATGTAACGGTACTGGGTGCAGCCGTAGGTGGTGCGGCTGGTTGCGGCGGTACCGGTGTGATACTTCATGCCGTCCGTCGCGCCCATGTTGAACAAGCTGCTACTGGGGGAACAGCCGTAGCCGATGGCCTTTTGGCTGTTCCAATCGCCGTACTCTACCAGGTACAGCATCCTGATCGTCCAGTACATCGCGAAGTCATACTGCCAGTAGGTAGCGCCCAGATTATGGATGTTGGTTCGAGCCTGTGCGCGGGTCATATTGTTGATAGGCGAACTGCCAGATGTGCTCTTGTAGCCACTGGCGCAGTGATACCGGCCGACATATACATAGTCCCGCTCACCCTTGCCATCGCCTCTGTCGGCGTGAGCTGGGGAGGTATGGAAGCCGTCCACGGCGGCATCCGCGATCTGGAGCTTCATACTCTTGCCGCTGCGGGTCCACTTGTACCAGAACTTGGGGATCTTCACCAACGTACCGGCGGTCGGATCATCTTCGACAACCATTCCAGCCCACGGCATAAGATTATCGAACGGCGAACTGCCCGCGCCGTTGTTGACCGCAGGCTCCGGATCCGCAAACGCAGCAGCAGAGTCCGTTCTTGTGCCTTTCGTCAGGCCATTGTTGCTTGCCCAATCCCAGAAGGCTCCGTAAATGGACACAGAAACCACAGAAATAGCCTGATATGCAGTCTTGGTCACGCCGCCCTCGGTGTAGCTGACCGTGATGGCCGTATCACCGGCTGTGAGCGCCCCCGCGGGCGAGAAAGTGTAGGACGGGCTTGTCAGTTTGGCACCGTTGGAATAGGTCGCGGTCACGACCATGCCCGCCGGGTCGAAGGTCTCGCCCGCATTGTAGGCGGTCTTTTTGGGCGGCGTCGTGATGGCGATGCCAGTCAGCTTGATGCCGACAACGGTGCCGACGATGCGGTTTCCTGCTGCGTCGTGCGCGGTGGTGCCGGCCATGAGCGTTTCGGGCGTTACGGTGTCGCCGGTCAGGTCAAGCAGAACCGTTCCGTCGCTGAGCTGGACTTTGTTGTTGGCCATGCCGCACCTCCTCAGCCGATGGTGACCGTCTTGCCTCCCTGCGCGTTGTCGGTGTAGGCAATGGGGATCGCCGCCACCGTGACGGAGCTGAGGCAGTTGTATCCCTCGTCGGGCAGGACCTCCTGCGAGGCAAACGTGGGCGTGACGCTCTTGGCCTGCGGCTTCATGCCCTCGCTGCCGGACATCGTGCCGAGCACGCCGAGGACGGTGATGCCCTCGCGGATGTTGGAGGGGATCAGCTTTGCCTCTTCGGCTGCGTCGATCTGCGCCTTGCCGCTGCCGTCGTGGTAGCCCTGGGGGATGGTGACCGGCTTACCCTTTTCCGTGATGTTGAGCGTCTTGGCCCCGTTGTTCGGCATGGTTCCGGTGACCTTGCTGCCGGTGACATAGGCCGTCTTGCCGGCCAGAATTTCCGCCGCGCCCGCGGTGGCGTCGCCGGTGTCCGCGTCAAACTCGCAGGAGCCGGTGATGGGCGCACCGTCCTTGCCGTGCGCGGTAAAGCCCTTGAGGAGCTTGTCAGCGACCACGGTGTCCTGGGTGAGGTCCATGAGGACTTCGCCGCTCGAGAGCACGATTTTGCTGTTGTACTTTTCAGCCATTGAAAATACCTCCGATAAAAATTGTTTTTCCGCCCGATGGGTTTTCCACACGGGCAACTGCAATGGGGTCAACGGTCACATTGTCTTTCAGAAGCCTGTCCTTTGTGGCAAGCTCCTGCGTCTCAAAGTCGGGCGTCACGGTATATGGGCCGTCATACGGCTCGCCTCCGCCGTCCCCGCGGATGGTGACGTCAAACGCTACCGAGAGCGCCGTTTTCTGCGTTAACTCGAACGTGACCATCAGATCACCTTCCTACTCAGCGCACGCTTGACGTCAAGGCGCTGCATTTCCGAGCCGATCACGTCGCCGCTCGGGAACTTCACGCGCACCTGCATGGGGCAGACGGTCGGAAGGCCGAATGTCTCCGTCTGCGTGAGGGGAAAGTGAAATTTGCCGTCGGAAAACGTGACATCGCCCGGATAGGTCTTGACGAGGTTCAGCAGCGCAATCTCGACCAGAGAGACGGCCGGGGGGCTGAGCGTCTGGCCCTCGTTGGTGATCTCCACGTCGATGGAGTAAGCGTCGCCCTGTACCATTACGTCGTCACCTCCGTTGCGCTGACGGCGCCGGTGTCGTCCACCGTCAGCTTGAATTTTTTCGTGCTGCCCGCCGTCGAGGAGGGTATGATGATCTCGCCCTCGTCCACGCGCTGCAATAGCTCGTCGGTCTTTTCGCCGGTGTAGAGCATGGTGTAATAATCGTTCGGCATAGATACCTCCTTAAACGATCATTCTCCGCCCGAGGGAATCGAGCAGGCCAAGGTTGTTGCTGGTCACGAGCGGGCCGGACTGCAGCTCTTTCTTTTTGCGGTAGTAGATGATGATGCAGCCGTCGCCGCCTTGTCCTCCGTCTGAACCCAGACCGCGGCCCGTTGCCGCACCTGCATAGACTTCCAGATCGCCCATTTGATAAGATGCATCGTCTCGCATGGTGCAGCTCGCCATACACGGCCACCCGGTTTGCCCGTTGCCTCCGCCGCCGTTTCCGGCCCCGCCGCCGTTTCCATAGACCGATGGCTTTTCCGGCGGCTGCGCGGTCGCGCCGGTTCCCTGTGCGCCGCCCTGCATGGTCAGTTTTTTGTTGTTGTACTGACTTGTCATTGTAGGCGTAATGCCATTTCCGCCGTTATGCCCGTTTGCTTTATAAGCCGGACCGCCGCCGAGACCGCCGGAGGAGGTTGCGTCAAAGCTTCCGGATGTGGCAGAATTGCCTGTTTCAAAATCCACCGCCGTGCCCTGCACGCCATGCCTGTACGACCGGCCATTTACGACAATGTCGGGCGGGTAGATCAGATTCCCGTCGGCATCGTAGCCCACGCCGTTTCCGCCGGGGACACCTGCAATGCCAGGCACCGCGTAGACCTCTCCGGTCATGGGGTCGGTGTAACCGCTCGGGTTACTTGAGCCGCTGTCGCTCGACGATCCGCCCATTGTGGTCGCTCCGCCAAGGCTCCCCTCTTTATCGCTGTTTTCGGCATACGGAGCACCCGCGCCGCCCGCGCCGCAAGAATAGGAGACCTTTGATCCAGGTACGGCATTCTGCACGGTTTCCACGAGTACCTTGCCGCCCTCGCCGGGCGTGCCTGCCTCGCCGCCTGCTGCGGGAGGCAGGTCTTTTACCAGAAAACCCTTATAGTTGACCGTCCATGTATGGCTCTCGCCTTCTCTCGTTTCGGTTTGTGTAGAAACCTTTGATGTGGGGAGTGCGCCCGCTTTTCCGCATTTTCCGCCCTGCCCGCCGCCGATAAGCACGCGGGTATAGCTCGTGACGCCCTCCGGGACCGTCCACTCGCCCGAGCCTGTGAGGGTGACGCGATCGTCGTAGTATTCCGTGGTTTCCGGCTGCGGAGGGAGAAAGCCGACGAGCGCCGCCATTTCGCTCTTGAGTGTGCCGCTTATGGTCGTGTCAAGGCTCACGATGCACGCAGAGACCATCTTTTTATCGTAGGGGTGATAGACGCTGACCACGTGTCCCGGCTTTTCCTGCCCGCTTACAATGCCGTTGGTGATGGTCTCTCGGCACTTATAATAGTCTGCCAACCTTTTGGCGACAGCAGAGGAATTGACAAGGGAGACGAGTGTTGCGTCCGTAACGGACTTGACGTTTTCCGCCGCGTTCTCTGTGACGGTTTGCGTCACAAGGCGCGTGTTGTGGATGTACGTCTTGCCCTTGAGCGAGCCGGAGCCGGAGGAGATTTTGGCGTAGTTCGCTCCACTCTCCAAAATGGTGAAGCCTGTCGCGGTGAGTGAGTGCATCGGCTCGGAAAAGGTGATGATGTCGCCCTGCTGAGATGTGCCGGAAAACAGCTCCTTTTCGTCGGTTCCCGCGATGTACTGATGCTCCGTGACGGTAACGGCGGAGATGGGTTTTTCTGTCTCCACGCTCCCGTCAAAATACAATCTCGTCTCGCCTATTGAGGAGGAAGTGCCATCCCATAGTGGCTCTACGCGCAACACCCCGTTATTGTCCGTGGTTAGTGCTGCGCCAATTGCATATAATACTTGGGCCAAATTGTTCCGTGCCGAACTTTTCGGGGGCTTGCAATATGGTAGCCATCCGTAGAGCTTAGTATCGGAAAAGACGGTTTTAACAAGAATGGGGATGTTCCCGCAAATCTCGCTCGTCACTTCCTTCACCGTCTGGCCGGTGTAGATGCCACCGGCGTGCAAACGCTTCATCAGCAAGCCCATCGCGGAGTCCGCTGAGATGGTGTACTTGTCACCGCCGATCCGCTTGATGCTCTGCACATAATAGGTGCTGCGCAAAATGTTCTCGCGGTAATACTGTAGCGGAGCGTTTTCCGTGAATACGACGATGTTCTTGTCACTGCACTTCACCTCAAGCTCGATGGTGTCTGCCTGCAGCTCATCGGCGATTAGAGACGTGATCTGGTATTCGTTCCCACTTCGCAGCGTTTCGTCATCATCTGAAAAGATATAGGATGCATAAACGATTTTGTTTTTTGCCATGCCTCTACCTCCTCTGCGGCGATTTCGCAACAAATTGGATCGTAAGCCCCCTCCAATAGTTTTTGCCGCCTGCAATGCGGGAAATACTGTCCTGCCCCTCGGTCACATACGCCTGAAAAGACAGTGTGCTTTGTCCATACGGGAAAGCGACGGTGTGAAAGTTAACCGGAGCACTCAACACCTCATAGAGTTGGTCGTATTCCGTAAGGCTTGCGCTTCTTGCATCGATCTGGAGCTCATAGTTGTAAAACGTGCCGATGATGTCGCGCTCCATATCGCCGGAGAGCACACGGCCCGCGTTTTTCCCATCGAGGACTTTAAAAGACCGCTTTAAGCCGCCAACCGGCACGGTGACATTGTAAGTCGTCCCGTCAATTGTGAATGGTGCATTCATCATAAAGCACTCCCTCCGATTGCAGGCCCGCGGCGCTGACGTTCCACTTCGATCTGCGGGTAGATCGTCCGGACAAACTGCGCCATTGTGGTGTTGCCCTTAAAATTCACGGTCACGTCGCCGCCGAAGTCGGATTCCGCCAAAGCCTGCTTGAACATCTGCAGCATCGTAGCCGCAGGAGTCTCAATGTTCATGCCGCTCCTCTGGTCACCGAGCACAGCCAGAAACTCGTTGTTGGGCGAGATCACTGCGCCATTTGCAAGGTGCGGATAGGCATCCATCAATCTCTGTGGCGCAGCCGCGTATGTACGCGCTCCGCCGCCGGTGAAGGTTTCCAGAACGGCAGTGCCGAAACCGGAAAAGGCTCTTCCCAAGAAATCGGAGAGCGCATTTGCCGCCTCCGAGATCAAGTCGATAATGCTTGAAAGCGTATCGCCCAACCACTCGATCGCGGAGCCAAGGGCTTGGATCGCACTAATCAGCACACTTCCCAAAAACTCGGCGATCGGCTTGACGATCTCCCATATAGCGCTGAAAAGGTCAAACACTGACTGGAGGATGGGCGTAAGCGCTTTGAAGACGGAGCCGAGCAAATTGACCGCTGCGGGAGCCGCCTCTTCGATCGTCCACTTGGCAAGAGGAAGCAGAATGTTCTCCCACGCCCAAGACAGCCCGCCGAGCAAAACGTCGACCAAAGGTTCAAACACTTCCAGCAGTGAGCGGAATGCGGTCACGATCGGCTCAAGGTCCAATCCCTGTGCCCAATTCAATGTTGCCGCGCTGATCTCGTTGAAGAAGTCTAAGATATCCTGCACGACATCAAGGATCACATTCCAGATCGCGACGCCGTTCTTGTTGGCTTCCCACGCCTCGCGCAAGCGATTTGCCAGCTCGCCCACCGTGTTGTTGACGTTTGCAATGATACTCAGCAGCGTTTCCATGATCTGCACGCCGCTGCCGTCGTTCCACGCTTCGCGGAAGGCCTCTCCGATGCTGCGGAGCAGATCCATGACCGACGTGAGCTTAAACGCAATGCTCTGGATCACCGCTTCGCCCGCGCCGGAGTTCCACGCCGTCGTAAACGCCGCTGCAATGTCCCCGATGATGCCGAGGATAGTCTGCAGGAGAAGCTGGAACGAATTGAACACGGTCAGTCCAGCGCCGCTCGTCCACACGTTTTTGAACGTCGCCCACAGAGAGGACGCGAGGTCTTTGAGTTTCTGGAACGCGCTTTTGGCCGCGTTGATGGTTGCCGTGCCGTATTGTTCCCAGCTTTTCTTGAATGGCTCCCAAAACGAAGAGAGACCGCCCGTGCCAAAGACTGTAGAGAAGTCCGTATCAAACTTTGGCGCAGTCTTGTTTTCTTCTTTGCCTACCTTTTCGATCGTGTCGAACGAGGCCAGAAACTTCTCGGCATTTTTTGCCGCCTTGCCGGTCGCCTCGGTCGCGTCGGCCTGCTCGTAAAGCGCTTTGGCATTTTCCTGTGCCTGCTTGGCGGTCGTCCCGAAAATGGAGGCCACAAACTGCGCCATCTGGGCCGTAAGGTGCTCCACCTTTTCGAGCATCGCCGTCAGAGCCGGTAAAACCGACTCGTAGATCGGCTGGAACGCCGTGAGGAGATTGCTCTTGATGCCGCTGAGCGCCTTTGCAAAGTCGTCGTTAGCTGTCAGGTATTGCCCCATCTGCTGGGTCAGCTTGCGCAGAGCCTTGCTGATGACGTTGAACACCAACGCGCCAAGCACGATGGACTTTAAGCGTCTGCCGAATTTCTGCATGGAGCGGCTCGCCGTGTTCATGTCTTTGCTGCTCTTGCCGATGCCGCGCAGCTTGGCCAGAAGTGCAGCCGCGGCGAGCTTGGACTTGGTCAGTCCTGCCGCAATGCCAGTCTTGAGCTTTCCGCCGATGTTGCCGAGCACCGCACGGAGCTGCTCAAACTTGCTCGTGTAGCCGCCAGCCAAGTCGTTAATTGCCGCCCGGGTACCGTTTGCCTCCGCCTGCAGGCGTTCGAGCTTGCTCTCGGCAAGGGTAATGTCCTCCGCCAGATGCCGAGCCTCTGTCGTTGCTTCGGGGTTTCCTTTCAAGCCTGCAAGCCTTTGCTTTAAACCGTCTGCTTTTGCGTCGGCCTCTGCCAGTTTTTGTGCCAGCGTGTCGATCTGAGTTTGCGTCTGCGTATCTACTGAGCCGTTGGCCGCTTTGCTGATGTCCGCATATTCGCGGAGCTTCTGGTATTCCTGATCGAGTTTTTCCGCTTCTGCTTCGGCTTTTTTCAGCTCATCGGCCAGTTTTTTCGCGCCTTTTGGTTCCGCGTTGTCCGCAGTCAGCTCCGCATATTTTTCTTTTAGCCGATCGACCGCCGTCGCCTGCTTGTCTACGCTTTCCGTTTGGCGGCGCAGCTTGGCATTGAGCTGGTCGAGCTTCTTTTTCGCTTTTTCGTCACTGACGATGGCTTCGATGCGAATGCTGCCGTCTGCTTGTGCCATAAGGGTTCACCCCTTTCCCGTTACTTGATCTGTGCCCAGAATTCGTCAATGGCTTCCTGCTCTTCCTTGGTAAATTTAACCGGCGGAGTGAGCTTCTTTTTCAGCCGCTCGTACTGCGCTTTCTGCTTGGGTTTCATGCCGCTCGTGTCCGCCCCGCGGATTTGGATTGCATGAGACAGCGCGGAATCTTCATCCACGCATCCCAAAAGCTCCATAAATTCAAACCAGTGCATTTTCTGCTTGTGGATGTCGATGCCAAAGCTCTTTCGAAACGAGGAGCAAATGCGGCCGGCGTCGAAGTCGAACCAAATGCATTGCTTTGTCTTGTCCGGCGCGTCCTGCGCCTCCGCTCCGCAACGCATAAACCACCCGAGGCCCTCCACCGCCGTCTCCAGCGGCGGAAGGCCACGTCCGAAGAGGAGCGAAATAGCCGTGAACACACGGTCGTTTTCGCTCAAGTCTTCATCTTGCAGGCAAAGTGCGATCTGAATGCCAATCCGATAATCCGGCCGGATCAAAAAGCCGTTGTAGTCCTCTGGAAGATGGTCTAACAAAATGTCAAACACTCGATCCCCTCCGGCCGGCGCTATACTTGCTTATTGCTTCCGCACGGTCTTTTTTGTACTCTTCTAAATAGGGAGTCAGAAGCGTAAAGAATTCGAGGAACATCTCAACGCCCGGAAGAATATTGCCAAAAACCTTGCGGCAAGTCTCCGCGCCGAAAAGGCCGTCTACCCGCTCCATCATGTACTTGTCAAACGCGACGATCACATCCATCGATCCGAGGATATCGTTGCTGTCCGTCTGGATCTCTGCCGCCTTTTTCTGTGCCTCATCGACCAAGGCATAGAAATTACGGAGGAATTGGTCATCGCCGACCGGAAGGAGGATGTATTCGCCCTCGTCGTTTACTTCAATGCGCTTTACGCCGTTCAGTCGAATCACGTTTGCCATCTTGTTTCCCTCCTATCAGGCGGTCTTGGTAAAGGTGGGAGTACCGGACGTGATGGAGACCGTCCCGGGGATCGGGTCGCCCACATAGTTCAGCGTGTACTCCAGAACGGGAGAATCACCGCCGTCGCCGCCGTAGGTGTCCACCTGAACAGAGACCTCCTGCACCTCTGCCGCGTAAGTAGCCGAAGCCTCAGAGCCGGTCTTGTCGTAAAGGTCGACGTTGAGGAGCCATGTGTGCGCGTCGCTCATGGTGGAGCGCTTGCGGCGCAGGCCGTTAACAAACTCGTACACCTCGTCACCCTTGGTGCATTTCTGCGAAATGGGCATGGTCGGCTGATAGCCGGTCAGCTCTGTCGTGGCAGATTCGGAAATAATGTCCTGCTCTGTCTCCGTCTGCGGGTTATATTCCGTGGACGCGCTGTCTACGTTTTTACCAACGCGCTTCCACGTTGCTTCAGCGTAGTCCGCGGCTTTTGAAGTATCCAGAAAGTGTGCGATCGCGCTTCTTTTAACTTTTTCGATTGCCATAAATTAGTACCTCCGTATGAATTTGGTTGAATTGATTTGACACGGGAACCCCAGTATGTTATGCTGTGCAAAGAAGGAGGGATCTTGATGTATTGCCAGAATTGTGGAAAGCAAATTAACGAAACGCCTTGCCCTTACTGCGGATTTTCGAATAAGCAGAAGATCAAACTGCCGACATTTGAAAAGAAACAGTCATCACCTCAAGAGCAACCGCAAACTCCGCAGCCGACAGTTGTCTTGCAGAACACTAACGTGATCGGCGGGTACCCTACTGTTGGCTCCAAAAAGAAATTCACAGCCCTTTTGCTCTGCATCTTCCTCGGTTTTCTTGGTGCTCACCGCTTCTATGTCGGCAAAACCGGATCGGGTGTTTTGTACCTTTGCACAGCCGGTCTTTTAGGCATCGGATGGGTCGTCGACATTTTTATCATTGCCGTTGGCGGTTTCCGCGATGTAAACGGTATGTTTTTGCAATGACCTTGCCGCTCCTTCGGGAGCGGCTTTTTATACCTCGACGTGGTATGTCATTTTCATCATGATCTGATGATCTTCGTCGCCGTTTTCAAACACATCGAACATCACCGCCCTCGCAACCGGCTCGATGCTTACCACCGTGCGATTCCCCCCAATGTCGGGAAATTGTTTCTTTGCCCATTCCCCAATCGCATCCAGCACTTCGTCGGCCTTTAGCCGCTTATCTGTGCTATTTCCCGGTTTGATACGGTAAATCAGCTTGAATTGATACTCCGTATCGTAGTTTCCGAGAATGTCATAATCGGGCGAATATGAGTTTTGAACCAGGGATAGAGCCATTCCTGGCGTATCTGCCGAAAGCTTGGATTCGTAATCAATCAAGGCAACGGGTTTGTCTGGGTAAGTATTGAGCCAAACTAAGATTTTCCGGTTTAGGTCATCCTGCTCCTGCTTAGAATAAAGCATGATCGGCTTTTCATTTAAACTCATGCCCCGCCGCCTTTCTTGCTACGCGCAACCATTTGCTTTCGTTTTCGGCCTTAGACGCTTCAAACCAGTGGTCGGTTGCCATGCCGTGATGGTCTTGCCGAAACACAAGGTTCCGGTCAGTCGTGACCTTTGTCCCGCCTTTTGGCGCATATGTACTGCCGGTGTTTGGATCGACCATGACCTTGCCTTCATACAAAAATCTTGCATAGGGTCCCGGATAAACAACAGCTCCGCCGTCTACATAGGCTCGATTGGATAGGCCTGCCGCAGCGCCAGACATCGGGACATAGGGAGCCGTGTCCTTCAAGATTTGCGTGGCAACCACAGTCTCGATCTTTTGACTTGCCCGATCAATGAAGCCCTTTGGCGTTTTGATTTTTACGCGATATGCAATCATTTCACTTGCCTCCGCATTCCCAATGCTGCATATCTTCGCTGCCAAAGTCCATTGCGTCTACCTTTGTCAGATTCCAGCAATTATCCTGTGACAGCGCCACATCTTCCTTGTCGGTGACAAACTCGCCCTTGATGAAAAACGTAACCCCGCCGTTGCCGCTGACCGAAAGCGTCCACAGTCCGGTTTTATCCGTGGCACGGTAAAACTCTTGCGGCCCGACGTACTTCTTGGGCTTCCCCGTCGCCCCGTCTATCGCTTCTACGGAAAAGGGGATATACAGGTTGACCGCATCCGCGCCCTCTAACCCGGTCTTTCGCACATTTGCGCCCTTTGATGCTTCGCACAGCACGCCGCGCAAAATCGTGACATAGAGCTTAGTAACGTCCTTAAACGTTGCCGGGTCGGTTTCCTTGACGGAGTTGTAGATCGTTACAGTGTGGGGAGCGTGCATTTGCAGTCACCTCCCCGATACAGAAGTCCGGTATGCGCCAGATACTCATTGCACAGGTTCGCGAGCATTTGTTTACTGGTGCTTACCGCATCCAACACAGACTTTGCCGCTTCGCCACCGGTCGTAAGCGTGCGGGAATAGCTGCCTACCGATTCGCTCTTGGTTTCCGGGTCGCCTGCATTGGCAAGGCTTTTTGTCGCCGCCTTCTGCGCCGCATCCAGCAAAGCGTACTGGTCGATCAACGCACAGCAGCACATCTTCACCGCGTCCAAATCGGCGTGACTTTCAGCCTTCCCCATCGTGTAGTAGTCGAGGAAGGAGCTGGCCCGAACAGCCAGACGCGGAAAATCTCCCTCGCTCACAGAACCTATATAGATTCCGGCGTAGTATGTATAATCAGCGTATATCATACGGGTCAGCTCCTTTCAGATCAAGAAACGGTAACGGTAGCAGTTCCAGTTTTGGCGCCGTCCTGCTTGGACTTGGCCGTGACGGTGATACTGGTCTTAGTCTCAGCGGAGTCGATAGTCAGCAAGCCGTCTTCGCTGATCTTGGACTTTGTGCCATTCTGGCTCCACTCGACCTCGCCGTTGATGATGCCCTCGCCGGTAACGGCAGCAGTAAACGCCTTGCTGTCGCCCTTTGCCATCGTCGCGGTAGCGGGCGAGACGGTAACAGCGGAGATGTCGCCGCCCTTTCCGTACACGGAGAACGGGAACGGGTCAGCCTTGTCCACGTTGTAAGCGTTAACGGGATTCGCGATCTCCCAGCCGAGACGCATGACCGCGCGCAGCGCCACCATGTCATTCTGCATCAGGTTGTAAGTGATGGCCTTGGTGGTGGGGTCTTGGATAACACCCTCGGTGAAAATCTTGAACGTCATGTCCTGACGGATGGCGTAGACGAGCTGGCTCCAGTCACCGACGATCATCTGCGCCTGCGCGGGATCGAACGCGCCATTCATGGGGAAATACATATCCATGCCGTCAAGGCCGTAACGGGTAGACCCCTGCATATCGGACTTGAAGATGGGCTGGCCGGTGGTGTCCTTGAGACCGCGGAGCTTGCCGCGCATCTGAATAGCGGACATTACGCCATTGGGGTTAAAGCCGTCCAGCTCGACCTTGGCGATCAGGCCATTCTCGCCCATGATGTCGCTGAAAATGTCGGAGCTGATGGGCACACCGTTGCCGGCAGCGACAGCAGCAGGAACAACGCCAGTGCGCCAAGTGCTCGGCTTGTTCGTGCCAAACAGGATAGCCGCGTCGATGACCTTGCCGAAAGCCTCGGTCAGGCGGGGCTTGACCTCGCCCCAAATGTCATAGTCCGCATCATCGAGAGCAGCCTCGGGAATGGGGACGATAACCGCGATTTCCTCGGCATACAGCTTCTTCTTGTCCCACGCCATCTTGGTGGTCTGCTTGAAGGCGTCGCCAGCGCCGTCGCCGGTCGCTTCGCCGTTGACGAAATACGCGGAGGGAAGCGCGTCGAGCACGTTGATGGTCTGCGTCTTACTGGACATATTCGCCAGTCTGCGGCCCATACGAAGAACGGCAGATTCGGCGATAGCGCCCTGCATGATTTCGCGAGTTACGGGTTCCGGGATAAGGCCGGAAAGTGCGGAACGATCAATACTTGCCATGTTGTAATCTCCTTTTTGTTACTTGAGTGCGCCGCGGATCAGATTGTTCATCGCGGCATTGGTATCTGTTTTCTTTTCGCCGCCGCCAACAGCGGCGGACCAGTCGATTTTTACGCCGTCTTGGAACGCGGACGGATCGGCGCTGACTTGCGCTTTGTGCCATTCGTCAAACCCATCAAGCGCACCATCTTTGATTTCAAGGTGCTTTGCTTTCAGGTCTGCCAAATATGCCTTTTCCGCAGCCTTAGAGCTGAATTTCACGCCCTTTTCAGCAAGCGTCTTACGGATCACATCTGCGTAGTCATAATCGGCGATCTTGGACTTGTAGCCCTCGATCTCCTTTTTGAGCGCTTCCGTTTCCGCGCTGCCGTTCGCTGCAAACTGCTTGTTTTTTTCCACTTCCGCGTCCAGCTTGCTCTGAACAGTCGAAAGCGCCTTTGTGATTCGCCTGTCAAACTCCGCCTTATAGGTGGGCTCAGCCAGTATTTCATCAAAAGTCTTAATTTCGTCTGCCATTTTTATTCTCCTTTTATTCCCACAGCGTCATTCCCCGCTGCGTATTACAAAATTCGGTTGCCTTTCTGACTTCTTCCCAGTTCAATACAACACCTTCATTCTCTCCCGCTGCTCTGGCAGCCCTGCCGCCGCGCTGAACGCCTTGTATTTCGCGTTTAACCGCCGCATCCGTATGTTTACCGCCCGTTCTTCTTCATGCAGACCTGCGGCCTTGTAGGCGGCTTTCTCGCGCTTTAGCTTGCGTATGGTGCGCTCTACCTTTCGTTGCTCCTGCGTGGCCTCGTATGCCGTATAAGTCTTGCCCTCAAACGTAGAGCCCAAACCATCGTCAATGTGGGCAAGCTGTTCGTCTGTGTAAGTGCGCTCGCTTACACCCTCAACCCAAACATTGCGGCGGTGGCGGCAGTTGGCTCCTTCCAGCCCATCCACGGCACCCAAACCGCACACCTCGTAGATGCTCGGGTAGATGTCCCCTGCGCGAATACTGTATACCTTGCCTTGCCAGTCTTTATGGCTTGACCACGGTGACGGCCCTGGCTTATCTCTCGCGCCGGCATGGGCAGACACTTCATAATACGGCGTTTCTAAGTATTCCGCCGCTTGCTCCGTGTACTTACTGCACAGCTGCGATACGCCTGTCATTACGGCACGGCGCGCAGCTACGTCTACATGGTCGCGGTGTCCGCTCTCATAGTCCACCACGCGCAGGCCATTGCTTGCAAGCTCCCTAACGGCGTCTTTGATTGCTTGCCCATACGAAATAGCCCCGCTTTCTACTTTCAACGTGGCGGCATCTAAAGCCCATTGGTACGCCTTTGCAGGGGGCAGCATTGTGCGGCCAGCGTCCACTAAAAAGCCCATTGAGCGCGTTATGTTGCGCAGTGTTTGCTTCGTCTGCTCGTATATTGCCCAAGTATCTTCTACGCTTACCAGCGTTTCAGGCTGAGTGATATGCGCAAGGTCAATCAACTCGGTGTAATACTTCTGGTTGCGCTCCACCACATCGTCAAGCAGCTCATTTAACTTCGATTCGCTAATGCCGGTTGCTTTGCGGATTGCTTTCTCAATCTCTTTTAAGTCGATTCCGTGAGAACGCAACGCCCGAATGTCTTGCACCGTTACCTCGTTCAACTCATCCGCAGCCTTGAGCCGGGAACATATCTCCATCAGCAGCGTGTCCTCAAGCCCACGGTACAGCTCTGCCAGCTCTTCCGGCAGCGCATCCAAAACAGAAGGGGAGAATGGGTATTTTGGCACTGCCCGTCACCTCACTCCACTTCGTTCTGCTGCTCCGTGGTCATTTCCTGCATCTTCGGCAGCGCCGCCTTTGCGGTCTCCTCGTCCTCGTTCATCCACTTCATGCGGAACTCCCAGTCGTTCATGATGCCAGCGGTCAGAAGTTGCATATCGCGGGAAAAATCGGTTTGCTTGTCCTCAATTATGCTGTCATCGAAGTCGATGGAGATTTCCACATCCTCATTAAGCCCAGCGTTCATGGCTGTGTTGCCCAGCCGCAGAAGAATGCGGCACAGCTCCACGAGCGCCTGCTCGAGCACAATCTCATGCTTTTTGATCGTGCGGAACATGGTAGAGTTCTCGCTGATGACCTGTGTGGCAGTTGCTACGCTGCCACCGTCAAAGCGGTAATAGGTCTCGCCGAAGCCGCACTTACTGGACAAAATGTTGAGCTGATCCTGAATGCCGGTGTTGTGCTCCGCCGTCCGCAATGTCATATCAATCGGCGTAATAACCGCACCGTCATTTACGTCCTCCGGAAGAGCGTAAAACGCGACGTCGTTTGGATCAAATACCGGCTCTCCGTCAATGTACTTCGTTGCGGCTGGTTTCACCATAATGCGCTTTTTCCCGAGCTTGAACTCATTGACGTAGCTATCATAAGCAATATCCACGCCCTGCATTACGTCGATAGCATTTGCATACACCGAAATGCCGGTTGGAAGCAAATAGTTAAAGTTATTCGCAATGTTGGGTCGGTCAATAACAAATTGACGCTTGTCGCTTCCGGTATGTACAACAGAGGGGATGCGCTCAAAGCCCTTAACATTGGTCAGCGCTTCGTCTGCAAGTTGCTCATTATCATACCGATAAATGCGGTTCTCAATGACGTATTCGCCGCCGTCCTTTTTGCGATGGATTTGCAGATAGAGGTAATCGCGCCCACCCCTTGGAACTACAGAGGAAAACGCGCACTCGCTGATATATCCGTTCTGCCATGCCAGCGGGTAGATATTTTCGATGGTCACATAGTCCAGCACAATGCCGGAGGCGTTGCCGGGTACGATTTCGCCGCTCTCGTTGACCTCCTGCCCCACCACGCGGGGAATGTATGCCACCGTGCCAAGCGCGGACTTCATTTCCTGCATCTCATTCGCCTTAACGGCGAAATTGTTCTCCGTCAAGATGCGGTCAATAAATTCCTGCTCCTTATTCCCTTCAAGCGTTATCTGCACTTTTTCGTTCATGAGCAGATTCGCCCAATCCTCGCACAGCTTCTTTCCCATTCCGAGGGAATACCGCTTGCAATTGACCATGCTTTCACCGTTACGAACGCGATAATTGTGGAAGCCCTTTACATTCCCTTGATACCAGCTTTTCCACTCCGCAACCTTGCTGTAAAACGATTCGGGGATCGTGGTATAACCAAGCTCGTTAAGTTTTAAGATAACTGCATTGCTCATATCACGCTACCCCAATATCTTAATTCTCCGTCTTTTCTCGCTTCCGCAGCCTCTGCCAATGTATCAAATATCCCAAGATGTATTTTTTTGCTGTCAACGTAAATCGTGGCTCTATATTTCCCATTCTCCATATGAACCCCGTTTACTCCCGTTTTGTTTATCTTTTCAATCCTTTTGTTTCTTGCCTGTTGTGTGTGCGTTGCCCACCTGCAATTATCAGGCGCATAATCCCCGTTCACAGAAATCCTGTCAATTATCAGATTATCGGCATATCCATTTTCGAGTGCCCACTTGATAAACGCAATTGAAGAGTTATTCCACTCGCAACACACGCAAATCCCGCGACCACCATAAGCCGCATAATCTTTGTCGTTCGGGTTATTGCAGCGTTGCCGTATCCCTTGCCATATTTTATAAATCCTTGGGTACTTCTTTTTAATGCCAAGTTTACGCAATTACGCCCATCCTCCTATACAGCGGTTCCAGACCATACCGCGCAGCAGAAATGCAGTGGTCATTTGCGTCTGGGTAGCCGCTAATAATATCGCCATCTTTATTGCGCTCATACTCATAGCTCACAAACTCATCGCAAGCGTGAGGCGTTCGCCGCCTATCAATTACGATTTTTGAGCGCCGCGCAAGGTATTTCATTGAATAATCCAAAGATCCCGGCCCTTTTACCGCGCCTTTTGCGGGCAGACCCATTGCCCGGTAATCTGCAACGCTTTTAGGCTCCGCACTATCGCAAATAATGTAAGCGTCTGTATACCCTTTGTTGAGTATCCATTGAGCGGTTTCTGTATTGCTTTTCTTGTGGCAATAATATTCATCAAGAAAATACAGCGTGTTCCGAGCGCTGTCATACGCCATACGCAAAAAAGCAAATGCATCTGGATAATACCCATAGTCAACGCCCTGATAAATGCGGTCGAACTGCGAAATTTCTTCGTCGGTGATCTCTCGCAGCTCCAAGTTTTCGAACACGTTCCCGCCGGTTCCGACCGGAATGCCGAGATACTCGTGCTGATATGCACGCTCGTCCGTCTCTTTCAAGTGTTCCGCTTCTGCAAGAAACTGTTCTCCCAACCACTCAGGCGGTGCTTGCAGATATGTTGACTTGTGGCACAGGCGGTCGGCGCGTTCTTCCAAGCTGTCTTTGTTTGCCCAGTTATCGCGGCTTATCGGCGGGTTGTAGCTTTCAAAGTTCCAATACTTCGACCCGCCGCGCATTGTAGACTGCAAAATGTTTCGGATTTCTGCACGTCCGGCAAACTGGTCTTTCTCCTCAAAGTGCGTCACGGCAATGTAGCCAAACGGCACCTTGATGGACTTGATCTTCATGGGATCGTCAGCGCCTCGGAACATGATCTTCTGTCCGGTCGGCTTATAGATCAGCTCCATCGGGGAAACCTTCGCTTCCCAATACGCCGCCATGCCCAGCTCGCCGATTGCCCAAATGTACTGGGCATAGACGCTATCGCGGATCGTATTTGCCACCTTGCGCAGCACAAGCGCATGTGTGCCCGGATTGTTTATCAGCAGCAGGGGGACAAGTACAGACACCGTGGAGGACTTCAGTGATCCGCGCCCACCGCTGAAATCGTAATGCGTGTGCCCATGATGGAACACATCGTGGGCCACATCGTAAAAAGCCGAGCCGATTTTTTCTGACAAGAGAATATCAGACATCAATAACCACCTTGACGGAATCCGTGCTTATTTTTGTCTCGTTCACTTCACGCCAACCAAAATTGCAGCCAAGCGAGAATTTTGCGCCGTTCGCACCGTCTTTGTCGTAGAGCCGAGATTCGGCGTATTCCTCGCAGCGTGACTTCGCGCGCGTAACCGTGTCCGCGAACTCTGGCCTTGCCTGATAATCCAGCAGCGCCTGCCGTCCGGTAAACCCCAGCGACAGCGCCAGCCCTGTTACCGTTGGCGGCTTTTCATCTAAAATAATCGGCCTTCCGTATTTATCTGTGGCAACATCGCCGTCAATCATAAGCGGCGTTCCTTTGCAGCTCTCAAAGTAAGCGTCAATGGCCTCCTGCATTGCCTTTACGCTTTTCCATTTTCTTGGCGCTCCGCCAGCCATACGCTCACTCCCTTTTGTTTTGCTACCAGCCCCCGCCCCTTGGCCTTGCATAGCAGACTTTACCCACCCATGCGGCTTTCTGGAAGCTCTCAAACATGGGGTACACAGTTATTTTGGCACCACACCGCGCTGCGCCTTTTCATCAGCCGCACACTGTTTTTGCGGATTAACTGTCCGCCGCTGTGGCCACCAGCTTGTGTGTACTTAACTTCTCGCGCTTCCTCGCCCGCTTGTGTGGTTGGTACGGCATTGCAGTCCTGCCCTGCTTTAGCGCTTCGGGGAAAGCCCCCGTCACTCGCTGTGGTCTCCCCTTACGGGGCACCTATGCCGCATATTGGCCGTCTTTCTCGCTTAGATTGTCACACGCTACCGGCAACTACGCTCCGAAAAGTCGTAGCCCCTATTCCGTCAGGTCAAACCGGTCTTGACGCATCAAGACAAGCGCAGTTTTCAGCGAGCATTGTCATTTTCATGTGAGCCATGACGACAACGGTCTCACATTGTCCGGGCGCTACCCGGCCTCTGGTGCAGACGGCAGGACTTGAACCTGCGCATACCTCCTGGCGCGGTGCTCTGCCGACTGAGCTACGTCTGCAAATGTCCCCTCTGGGCCACATCGTTGAGAGGTGCGGGGAGCCCTGTCATTTTTGCCCTCAACCGCCCGCCCCGAAGGGCGGGCTATCAAGGGAGGAGTAAATGAAAAAAAGCAAGGATGCAGAAGCCCCGTTACACCCTCTGCACCCCTTATGCTAATATACTTTTTTCAAATGTTGCCCTTTTTAGTACAACTATTCGCCAAATCGCTCAATGTTGACATACGGCGCATACTCTTCCTTGATTGCGCACTCCTTGAGCTGGCAGCTTTCACAGTGGCTGGAAAACGGGCATCTCCTTTTTTCTGCTCTTGCAATACATCTTGAAACGGTCGACTTATTAACGCCAAACTTCTCGGCTATCTGGCTCATGCGCCAACCGCACTCAAAGTATAAGCGGAGATATTCAACCGTCTGCTCTCTCACGCCATCTCCCCCATTCCGATCTGCTCAAATTCAGGCTTTTCAAAAAGTGGAGCAAGCATCTTTTCTTTCGCTGCCTCGTAAAATCCCTTGTCCACCTCAAACCCATAAGCATTACGCCCCATCTCATAAGCTGCGCGAAGCGTCGATGCACTTCCGGCGCATGGGTCGATCACAACATCGTCGGGATCTGTAAACACGGAGATCAACTTTTTCAATACCGCAACCGGCTTTTGTGTCGGATGCACCTTTGGATATTGACTGCGCTTGTCCCTCTCCCACGCGAACCAATCAAATACCATGTGCCGCTCGCCATCCGAACCAACGTTACGGAATTTCGGCAGCTTGTCCCGGTAGAGGACGACCGCAAATTCTGTTGCACCTACTATTTTCATGTTGGCTTTCAGCACCTGTGCGGAGTAGTTTTTACAGAAAAACAGCGGATAGCTTTTCATGAACCCGTAGCGCTTTCCGTATTCAATTACCGTTTGCATTTGCTCAAACGCGCAAAACACGATCATTGCCGGAGCCTGCCCCTTTTCCTTCGGTTCCTTGCACAGCATACGATTACAGAAGTGCATGTACTCCGCAATTTTGAATGTTCCGTCCGTGTGGAAAAAGCTCTGCTTTGCAAGCTTACTTTCTCCGTTTTTGTTATCTCCGCCGTTGTACCACATCGGATTGCTTGCATAGGCATCCACGCCGATGTTATAGGGGATATCCGCAATCACAAGCTGTGCTTTTGGAATATTGTATCGCTTAAAATTCTGAAAATTGTCATGGTATAACTCGCATTTCATGCCAGCACCTCCTCCGGTCGAAAACTCTCTTTGATCTCCTTTCCGTCTACCATGATCGCCACGGTCACATAGCGCCGCTGCGGATGGATGTACGTCACCACGCCGGTGCGGATCGGGTACAGCTTTTCACCGCGCGCCTTTCCCGGGAACTCCTCCGGCACCGTCATAAACTGCGCCCGCACCTTGTCGCCTACCTTCATTCCGCACCTCCAAACGCTTCCTCAAATGTCAGGCCGCTCTCTCTGAGAATGCCTTTGATCACGTCGATGGTATGCTGATTGTTGCCCGACAGCCACCACCAGATGTTGCTTTTGGAAATGCCTACCGCATCGGCAAGCTGGCGGCGCGTGTACTGCCGCTCGCAGAAAACCTTTTTCAGCGCCGGATAGACGCAATAGGGAAATTCGATCATTTTCTCCCCACCCTCCGTTTGTATCGGTCTTTTGACCTCTGAATGTAATTAATCATCGCGCTTTCTTCGGCTATGCTGGCCGTTTCGTTGCTTTTTGCCTCTTTCTTTTCTTGTAGCCACGCAGCGTATCGCTCACAGGTCGAATGACAGCCGACATGTCTCTCCTGACAGTTAAAACAGCTCATGTCATCCCACCTCGTACTGCGGACAGGCAAGCACGCGATAGCTTGTCTCGTAATGCCTGCGAGCGCCGCCGCAAGAATTCATCAAAACCTTTGTCCTGATCGCGCGCCACCCCTCGACCGGCTGCCACTTCAGCTTCCGCGTTTCCTTGTCGCATTCCGACCAAGGGCATTTTCCGCAGGCGTATTTGCATGACCAGCAAAGCGTCGAACTTTGTTCTGCCATTTATACTTCCTCCACCCATATGCCGAATCGCTCCAGCATCAGTTTTTTCTTGATGATATAGTCCTTTGTTTTAAAGCCCTTGGCGTCCTCTACGATCGTTTTCCCGTTGCGGGTATACACGAAGTCGGCTATGTATGTAACTGCCCTCACAGCGGCTCCTTTGGGCGTCCTCTGCGCCCCCACGAGCTTGTACGTCTGCTGTAGCTTCAAATCGTGTATTTCCCCCGCTTTCAGCAACAGCCGCAGCTCATCATAGCGGTCTGCCTCGTGCTTGCTGTCAAACGTAATGCCATGCCGCACGGTTTTGCGGTTGTGGTACTTGCCCGTTTTTTGAGCAAGTACCTTTTCAACCACTTGTTTTTGTGCCGCAGGCCCGAGACGCGCAAGGTCAGATGCCGTCAGGCTCATTTTCCCCTCCCGTCTGTCACCATGACCACGCGCACCTTGCCGAACTGCTCAAGCGCCATTGCCACGGCCTCCTTGGTCGCCAGCTTGTCGCCGTGGTCTTCGATGTCGATGATGATGCGGATCATGTGCCCTCCCTCCGCGCTCCGTAGCTGCAAAAATCGTCACCGTCAACTTCATTTGGGGATGAACCTTGTTCATAATCCCAGTGATAGCAATAGCCGAACGGCCTTCCGTTATAATATTTTCCGTTTTGTTCGAACTTAGTGCAGTCCTTGCACCGCACCACTGGCACAGAAGCATCTCTCGTTAGAGCAAGATAAGCGAGAGCAAGAGGCCGGCTATGATGCAATAGTTCATCTTCGTCCATGTATTGTGCGATATGTTCGATGGTTGCAATAGCTTCTTGTTTCAAATCAACGTCGCCAAGATCATTTGTGTAGTGTATTAGTTTTTCTCTAAGCCTCATTGTCAGCACATCCGTCCATCGTCGCGCCGCAGTAATAGCAAAAACGGCACTCATTCTCAAAGATTGCGTCGTGTGCATCATCTGTCGGGATATCTACTCCGCAGTTAGAGCACTTCCCATCTACCCACCGCCCATGCACCACCGGGGCAACGTCAGCGGCGGGGATTTCCGAGAAAATGTCCACAAGGTCTGCCATTGGTACTTTAAAGATTCCCGCGACTTTTTCTGCCGCGTCAGCCCTCCTGTTCCATGCTTCGACCACCATTTCTACGGCGTTGCTTTCGTACTCCATGTTGTCCGTCAGAATCCTTGTACCTGCATAGCATTTAGAGCAAATTACTCTTACGCCGTTACCTACAAATAGCCGCGCTTTACCTCCGCAAAACGGGCACGGTTTCAGTTCAGTCATCTTTCATCGCCTCCACATAGCACCAGCTCTGGGGCGGGCGCTTAATGTCACCGCCCCATTTTTTGCAGTCTGTGCATTCCCGTGCGATTCTTTCCATGCAGAATACACATGGGTCAGTTGCACGCTGGAACTCGCTTAGTTCCCGCGGCTGGTCATAGATCAGCAGGTCGGAGATGTGCCAGCCGTAGCCCTTTGCCGCCTTCAAATATCCGTGCATATTTTTGAGGGTAAGGCACGACTGCCGCGCAACATCGTTTGTTGTCGGCTGATCTTGTCCTTTGACATAGTAGCTGCCGCCGGGTGAGCGCGTTTCCAGCTCATATATCAGGTCGCAGGTAAACTCCCCAATGACCTTGCCGTTAGCCTTGCGAATTTTCCCGTCTGCACCGTGCAGTTCAAGAATGTTGTGCGGGTTCTTCGCGTCAGGCATCGTACAGTAGATGTACGCCTTAAACGGCGTTTTCAGTTTTGGCCTGGTCTTTCTGACTTCGATGGTCTTTTCGCCGCTGGCAACTTTCTCGCACCACTTCGGGCGGATGCTCAGCATAACAGCTTTACTCATTTTTCATCGCCTCCAATGCTTTCTCCGCTTCATTGACGGAGAATACACCTAATTTCCGTCCGCTTAGCGTTAGATAATTGTCCGCAAAAGCTGTCAGGAGGATGTTCCAATGGTCGCTTTTGTAAGTGATGCCATCCCTTTGCATTTCTACATCGTCGGCGTCCGAGAAAGGCAGCACCACCAGCCGACCGTCCTTGTCAGCCTCGGCCAGTTCGCGCAAGCGGTCGTCCAGCAGCCAGTTTTTCACATACTCCCAACTGCAATTGTAATCAATTCCAACATCCATCAGGATATTAGACATTCGTTTAGCCTCTTTCGGCGTCAGCCCCGTGTCCTCGTAGGCGGCGAGGCGCTCAACGCCTCCCTGTTTGAATCCACCACGTTTTTTCATCATCGGGAATCCGTCTTTATCGCGGTATGTCAGTCGTTCCATCACTCCACCTCCTAACATCCAGTCCCAACGCCATAATCGGGATTATTGGTAATCTTTGCAATTTCGTCTGCGGTCAGCGTTTGATTTCTTACAGTATATTTAACGGGGCCTTTGCACCTGTTCTGACACGACAAGCACTCACAACGGTTACAGCTACTTGTTGTATTCTGCCGGAATGGGCAGAGGTGATTGAAACAGTCCATCACATTTCCCTCCATCTGCACCCGTCACAGGCGCCATCATGGGCCAGTGTGCAGTTTCCGCATTTCAGGCATAGTTCGTTCCGCAGTGCGTTAATTTCTTTCGCCTGCGCCTCGATCAAGTCAGCGGCTTCCGCCAGGTCTTTTTCCAGTCCTCCCAGCGGCTCCATCATGTCCCCATTTTCCCACCAATCCGCGTGCTCACGCAGCGCATTTACGAGATCTTGATCTCTCATAGTTCCTCCCTTATGTCTCCTCCCCATTGCTCCGCCATAGCTTTGGCGATGCCGGGGAAGGTCTTTGCGCGGTTTTTGGCCCTATCCGTGGTAAACATACCTTTGTGCTGTTCCCCATGCTTATGGCTGTAGCTACCGCTCGGACACCATGTTGCTGTCGGCTCAACAATATTGGTCGGCTCCAACGGTGGTAAATTTCTCAACCATAAGCACGTTCTTTTAGTGTACGGATGTCCAAATTGATATGGCTGGATGATTTGCGAGTATTCCGGCATTACAAAAAGCTTGCTCGGTACAGGATTCTCAACCGCCACAAGCGGTATATCGGCGCGATAAAACTCCATGAAAAAGTCGCGTGCCTTTATCCCAAGCATAACCCTGTCCGGTTGCAGTTGATGCCCTTTCCACAAGTGCCGCGCCCCTGCATTGCTGAGATATGTGCACGGTGGGTGCGCGATCAGCAAATCCCAAGTAACAATATGCGTTTCACCGTCCATTGTGGTGATAACACCAATAGGTCTATTGACAACGTCCACGGCATCGCCTAAGATGTGCCACTCAGGGTGTCCGCCGGACGGTTCCTGAATGTCACAGGAATATGCCTCATGCCCCAATGCCCGAAATGCCTTGCAGACTTCTTGCGATTCCTCGCAGGCAACTAAAACCTTCATCTCAATACCTCACTCCGATATAATCCAGAAACCGACCATTGCTTCTTGTCGTGTCATGTCTCCTCCTAACGGGCATTCTTTCATTTCAGCCGGTAGTTTTTTGACCCGGTGATATTCAGCACGCAGCCTTTCGACCGCTCCGCAATGCGCGAGCCTATCGCCTCGTCCCAGTCCAGCACGCGCGAGATCGTCCACTCGGAGCTGATGATTGTCACAAGGCTTGGCTTAATATACCGAGCATTGAGCAGATCAAACGCAATGTTGCGATCGGCCTCTGTCGCCGTCCCCTTGAGAAAATCGTCGATGTACAGCACCTTGACGCTTTTCAGCGGGTCAATGGCATCTTGATATGCCGCGGCATCGTTGACCTTTGCTTTGATGGCCGGAATATCCGCACGCCATTGCACATAGCGCACCGGTAATCCGGCATCCATGAGCTTCCCGCACATCGCCGTGCAAAGATGCGTTTTCCCGCTCCCGGGGCTTCCTCCGGCGTAAAACCATCTTCCGCGCCAATCGGCAAGATAGCGTTCCGCTGCCTCTTTGGCCTGCTTCTGCCACGGCTCAGTCGCGCGGTAGTTCTCCATCGTGCATCTCTGCAAAAGCTCTTTAAGCCCGCTTCTTTCGATGCGTTGCAGATTCCTTTTGCGGATGGCGCATTCGCATTCCCGGTACTCCGCGTTTCCGTCTGCTGACCTCCGCACGGTGTATCCAACGCCGCCGCAGAGTGGACATTCGTCAGAGATTGACGGCTCCGGGGACGTTCCATTTTTTCGCATCTCTTCCAGTATCGTGACCATGTCCATTCATCGCGCCCCCTTTCTTCTCCAGCTCGCGCTTTTCCCATAGCTGGAATTTCTGCTGCCAGTTGTAGACCGGCTTTCCCTCGGTATCCCTCCAACCGGCGACGGAGTAAACCTCGTAGAATGGCTTGGGGTCAATAAGACCTCCGCGCAGCTTGGCATATTCGGCAACCTCGTCAAACGTGGGAGCCGTGCGCGGTAAGGGGGGAGAGGGGGATATATAGTCTTTTTCTTTGTCTTTGTCTTTGTCTTTAGTAGCCTTTTGTTCGCTTTCGGTCGCTTTATTTTGCTTTCGTCCGCTTTCGTACGCTTTGTTGCCACGCCCGCCAAGCGAACCATTTTTTGAATTGGTTTCTGAAATTTTATTATCTCGGTCTAATGTGGCTCGGAATACCGGAAACAGAATGCCTTCCCGCCCGTCGAGTTTTGGTTCAAGACCTGACCGCGCGTATTCCAGTACGGCGATAAATAGTCTCCCTCGCTCGGCATCTGACAAAGCGGCTGTTTGCTCAATCCAGTCATAATAGGCTTTGACATAGCATTTCCCCATGACTCATTTTCTCCTGTGTATCTGTTTGTGGCATGATTCGCAGAGGGTAATTCCATTTTTCTCAGAAAACCGTAGTTCCTTGCATGCCGACCAAGGCTTTATATGGTGTGCGTTCAGATTTCCTCCTTTTATGCCACAAATTTGGCAAGTATAATTATCCCGAGAAAAGACATCCTTTCTCCAGTTACTGTATTTTGAGCTACCGCGTTCTCTCTGGTTTTCCGGTGTTATCCCGCCTTTCCAGTTTGGGTGGTTTTCTCCTCGCGTGTATTTTGGCTTGTCCCTGTCGATCTGCGCCCTCATCATAGGGAAAAGAAACCGTTCGTTCCCGCCAAGCTGCGGGGCTTCGCCCGTCCTTGCGTATTCTAACAAGGAAGTGAAAAGCCTCCCCCTCTCAGCGTCACCGAGTGGCTCTATTGCGTCTAAGTAATCGACAAAGAGTTTGATGTAAGTCATATCCGCCATGCGCTCACTCCTTATAGGGGAGCAAGCCAATCGAAACGCCGTGCTGCGTCAAAATGTCGGCAATATCGTCTGCCTCAGACTGCGTTAATCCGATGATGCGGATTAAATTTCCGGACGGGTCGGCAGCGTTCAAAATATTGTCGCTGTCATAAATCAACACATCGTATCTCATGCTGCACCTCCATCAAAACGGGAGGTTTCCGTCATCCTCGACCTCGCTAAACTCGCCCGGGCTGCTTGATGCGGGGCTGTATGCGACGTGTCCCTCCTGAGGCTTGTTGTCGGCAAAGTACACGCTATTGGCGATGATCTCAACCGCGCGGCGCTTATTGCCGTCCTTGTCGGTCCAGTCTCGCGCCTGCAAGCGACCGTCTACCACTACCTTGCGCCCCTTGGCGCAGTATTGCGCGGCAAACTCCGCCGTGCGCTCCCACGCGACCACATCAAACCAGTCCGTTCCGGCATCCTTACCGTCGCGGTCGACGGCGATGGGAAAGCTGGTGACCGCCTTGCCGCTCTGCGTGCGGCGCAGCTCAAGGTCCTTTCCAATGCGTCCCATGACGTTGATCCTGTTCAAGCTCATTTCAATTCCTCCCTGTTTTTTCTGTAAATCATGTCCTCCCGTGTCCAGCCGGGATATTTCGCTTTGAGGTAGCCGACGATGCAGGCGTATAGCGCTGTCCTCTGCGGCCCCTCGTCAAAGGCTCTGTGGCAGGAGGGGCAGAGCGTCACGATGTTCTGCTCGATGCCTCTGCCGCCCTGTGAGCGCCGTATAACGTGCGCTACAGGCTCTCCGTTGTTCCGCCCGCAGAGGATGCAGCGCCCGCCGTCGCGCTCGTATACGGCCTCCTTGACGCTTTTGGGGATGGACGTGGCCTTTGTCATTTTGTGCATCGCCAATCCTCCTTCAGCGCGTCAAGCTGCTGTGGGGTCAAGGTCTCGATGCCTACCGCCTTGCAGTCCTGCACGATGTTGTCGATCAGGCGGGACATCTGATTTGTGTCAAAGGTAGACGAACCGTAATACAGCACCACGTTCTTGCAGCCGTCAATTTTGCTGTCCATCACTTCCGTCTGCCAGCCGATACCGTTCTTGTTCCAGCCGCCGCATAGCTTCTGTACGGCTTTCTCTCGCACGCAGACGGTTTCCGTGTTCCCGCCGACATCTTTCACGGCCTGCCGGTAAACCTCGCTTGTAGGCGTTCCTGTGGCTTCTGCGAGCTTGTCCATCAATACCCATGCGTAAGCGTTGGCATCGAGGCTTCGCTTCTCGCGGTGCTTCTTCACGGTCACGTCAACGTCTGTCTCGCGCAACTCGTCATACAATGCGCCGACGTTCTCCCGCGTGGCGATGGTGAGCAGATACCCACCATCGCGCGCAAGGGATAGATCATGCAGTCGGGCTTTCATTGGCTTTCCTCTTTTCCATGCAAGACCAGCAGAGCGGAACACCGTATTTCTTCATCGCGCCTTTGGAGATGTCGCTCACACGATAGAGCTTTCCGTTAAAGGACTGCGGTGTGATCGGCTGCTTGCAGTCTTGGCAGGTGTAGTCAAACTGTTCCTTGTACGCCTGATTGAAGGATTCCATCTCGGCCTTGCTCGGCTTCTTATCCTGCTTAGGCGGTTTTTCTAATCCCCCATTGCTCGGGGTCCTGGTATCATCAACCGGGTCGCGGAACGAATCACTCTCTGCTTCGCTGTAAATGCCGGAATAAGCGAGCTTGGAAAGTTTCAGCACAACGCGGTCAAACATCCGCTTAAAGGCCATTGCATAGGGGTAATCGTTTTTGCAGTTTTTTGGTGTGACCTCTCCGACCTCATAAAGCCCCTGCTCCTTGTCGCAGTAAGTATAGACCAGAGCGCCGCCGTAGCCGCATTTGTCCTCGGTCACGGATAAAGGATTGAACGGCTTTTCAAGTTTGTCGTTGATCTTTAAGCATCCGTTGTGCGAGATAATCAGGCCTGTATAGCCCATCTTCCCGCTCTTGGTCTCGTTCATCAGAATCCAAAAATCAGATGGGGAAAGCCCATACTTGCCGCTGCCAATGATCTCGCAAGCCTTTTTCTTGCTCTCTTTGTACTTGTCGGATTGCCAAACTGGGATTTTCTTTCCCTGCTTTTGGCTGTATTCCTCTACGTTCTCGCCAAAGTTGTACTCCATCACTTCACCCCCATGCTCATGCCCTGTACAAGCGTCGCACCGTCGATTTCGGCGCCGCTTTTCAGCAACGTGGCAAGGTCGGTCTTGCTCACCGTGGGGGCGTTGTAAGTAACCTCGTCGTCGTGACCGTTGGCAAGCATCCACGCCACCACCGCGCCCATGTCGGAGACCTCCACGCCGGTGGTCTTGCGGTAGCTGATGGAGCATCGGGGGGTGGAAAACTTCTCGCCGTTCAGAACAGAATCGAGATATTTTTTCTTGCTCTCTGCCGCACGCTCTAAAGCCTGTCTGCGCGCCGCAAGGGTCTTCTCTTCTTCGCGAATCGCCTTAGCTTTGGCAACGTCGTTTTTAATCCAAAGCGCGATGTTCTCGATCTTCTGCTCTCTTGCCATGTTCAGCTCCATGAGCTTTTCAACGTCAAGGATTTCGCCGGTCTCGGCATCTACACATTCCGCAAGCGCGGAATCAATCTGATACAAGTTCATTGCTTTCCTCCTCAAAAAATTCCTCACCGCAGTACGGGCAGACCGCTCGCTCGGCGTAATACCAGCCATTTTCCCCATCGAGGTTTTCGCGCTCCGTGTAGGTGAACGGCTCCGTGAAAATCGCGTGACAGCTCTCGCATTGATACATCATAGCCGACCCGCCTTTTTCAAAAATTTCCGTTCGCCCTTCGTTCGTACCAAGATTGCCATCGCGCGAGAGTATTCGCCGCGATAGTGACGCTCGATCTCGTCCGCGTTGCGGGCGAGGAAGTAGCCCTTGCCCTCGCAGGCGTTGACGATAAAGGGGCCGTCCTCCGTTTCATCGCGCCGCGCCTCCTCGATGAGCTTGCGCACGGTCCGGTCCGGCAAACCGAGCAGGGCGCACAGGGCGCCGCGCGTCATAGCATTGTCCTCGCCCTCGCCGAGGGCAGACAGCAAACGCAAAGCATCGTTTGTCATGGCGACACCTCGGTAAATTTTCCGCCGATAAGCTTGTACCATGTATCTGCCTTTATTCTTTCGCCATCAACAAACTCGGTTTTTACAAATTGGGGAACCATTCGATTTTTCTCATCCAAATATTTCCATTCGGCAAGCGTTATCCAGCTGCCAAGTTTTGCCTTAACGATAGATGCGGCTCCAGAACAACAAATAACCGAGTATTCTCCCGAGCTTTCGATCTGGGCGGAGTCGCCGCTGCTGCCGATCTTGGCGTAGTAGCCGCTGCTGCCGATCTGGGCGTAGTTGCCGCTGCTGCCGATCTGGGCGGAGTAGCCGCTGCTGCCGATCTTGGCGTAGTTGCCGCTGCTGCCGATCTGGGCGTAGTAGCCGCTGCTGCCGATCTGGGCGGAGTAGCCGCTGCTGCCGATCCGGGCGGAGTCGCCGCTGCTGCCGATCCGGGCGGAGTAGCCGCTGCTGCCGATCTTGGCGTAGTTGCCGCTGCTGCCGATCTG